TGTTCAGTTTCGCCTGCTCTTACATTTACTGGCATTAGTTATCTACTTTATATGTTTTATTATTAAAACGAACTTTATATACTGTATTAAAGTCCAATGTTCTCCAATCTCCATCTAATCCAACAACAGGAACATTATACATGTCCATTGCTGCTTTTGTATCAGAACCGCCGGCAATACCATCACCAATCGGTCCATCTATCCAATACATATCATAATATCTTTTTCTACCTGTTTCAGTTATCCAACCTACTCTAACAGGGTTAGAAGGGGTTGCCTGATTCTTTAGGATATCTTCAAATTCAGAGAAACTAATTTCAGCTGATATAAAGTGTTGTAATTTGCTATGTACGGAATTACTTGTCATCTTTTTTCTTTCTTTGTGTTGATGATTGACCTGGATAGCTTGATGATATAGATGGTTGTGCTTCTAATTCCTCTATATGATATAAGGGTTTACTATCTGCTGTATGTTCTATACCTGTCATTAATCTACCATCAGGTCCTTTATGTGTAGGTCCTTCGTATAGTTTACCATCTTTTGTATAATGTGGTACACCTTCTTTTCCTTCTACTAACTCACCTAATTCTCTTAATTTATTTCTGCTCCATGCTAAACCTGCTTTTCCTCCCCAGAGTAAAAAACTGATTGTCCCGCATGCATTCATATCAGTTTCATCGTAGTATGCTTCTGCTCTACTTAAATAAGAATACATTCTCTTTATTGTTTCCAGGCTAATTGCTTCGCCTGCTTCTAATTGTGCGCTTCTAACTTTTCCAACCTGCGTAGCGCATTTATTACCATTTTTCTCATTTAACTCTCTACCTCTCTTTGCATTTCCACGAACTCCTGAGCCATAGTCTTGGAATGATTCCATCTCTATTCTCTGCTTCGCTTTATACCTCTTATCCTTCTTTATAAGCGCTTTAATTTGTCCGAGTAATACTTCTGCTTCAATTTCAGTTAACTCCTCTATATCCTTCTCTAAAGCAAGTTTAACATCACTCTTCTGGTGCTCAAAAAGTCCCTCTATCGAGAAACCGTTAAATTCGCCAGATTTTACTCTCTCCCATACTTTAGGATTATCTTCTGCAGAATATACTGCAAACCAACTTCCTTTAGGTAAAGTAAAACCATATAGATTTGATTTATCTTTTGTAGGATGTTCTACTATCCAGCTCTCCACCATATGAACGCCTGATGTTTTATTACCATGCTCTAAAGTTACTTCAGAAAGTAATTTATTCTTCATAAACTTTCTTGCAACCTTTTCAATTGTTTGTGGAGTAAAGAAAACATGGTATGGAGAACCATCCTCTTTTAATCTTAATATCTTTTTATTAGGAATAAGCATTGGGCCTGCAATTAACATTTTTTCTTCATTAACTGCTGCAAATGTATATTCCTGATTGAAGTAAACGAAATCACGCTCAATAGCGCCTGCGGCTACTAATGAGTTTGCAAACACACCATCCTCTTCGTCAACTAAAACAAGCTCAAAAAGCTCTTCTATATTTTCGTTCTTTATCATAATCTATTTAACAATTTAATTTAGGTTTATCCACCACTTAGCGTAGCAGCAACATTTGTACGGCGGTCTAAAGCCTGTTGTGAACTAACTTGTTGTGATACAACATAGGTTTGAATAGGCCTTTGTTGAGACATTGCTATACTTTGTGCGATTTGTGATGATGGATTTGCTCCTGTTGTTGTTTGTATTTGAGGTGTTGCCATTGCTGCAGGTGCTCCACCATACGATGGAGGTGGTGCAGATGGAGATGCAGCTGCGCCTGATGATGATGGATTATCAGTATTAGTAGAATTAATTTGTTGTATTGATTTAACTGCTGATGCAACAGTTGATGCAATACTTAAACCTGCTGATATCGTGTTTATTGCGACCCATGGCATACCACCTGTTAATGGAGATGCCGCTACTGATTTAGCATTTGCTATTGCAGTATTTGCAATAATCTGCCCAATTGCTGCTGCCTGTTGTATAATTACACCAGCGATTGCTATACCTTTTGATTTACCTGCAACTTGTTGTAATAGAGAACCGAATTGTGAGAACAATCCTAAATAAGCCATATTGATTTCGTGCTTAGCTGCTGCTGCCGCTTTTTCGGTTGCTATTTCACCATCGGTAATTTTACGTCTTTCATCTGCAAATTTCTTACGGATTTCAGTACGCTGAAATTCTGTTAATTCAGTATTTTCTAATTCTATTCTTTCTTGCTCTGCAAGTATTTCTCTTTGTTGTTTGAATCTCTCTAAATCCTGCTCAAAATCAAAATCAACCAATTGATTTTGTCTATCTAAATCTTCTAAACGAGTTTCTAAACCTACAAGTAAGATACCTCTTTCTTCTTCTTGTCTTTTAAGAAGTTCTTCTTTCTTCTTATCATCAATTTCTTTTTGTTTATCGGCATCTTCTTTTGCAAACTTATCTTTCATTGAAGTAAGTTCAGCCTGTCTACCTGCTTCTAATAATGCAGTATCTTGATTGTATTTTGTAGCAGTTGCAACTAATGCTGAATACTTTTGGTTTATTTCATATTCAGTTCTTTCTCTTTCGGTTAAAGTTGCTTTAAATGCATCTTCTTCACCTTTACGAATCTCACCTAATTCACTCTCTCTTAATCTTCTTTGTTCTTCAATCTCTTTTTCTTTTTGCTCTCTTTTCTTATCAGCAGCTTGTTGATTCTTATCAGCTATTTCTTTATTTTTAGCTGCTTCTTCTTTAATCTCTTCTGCTCTAGCATTATAACCAGTTTCTTGATAAGTAGCATAAGCATCTTTTGTAGCCTGTTGTCTCTTGTCTAAATTATCTGATACTTTCTTAAATGCTTCTGCATCTAACTTACCTAAACTTTCATTATACAATTTTACAGCCTCTTGCTCTGCAGCAAATGCAGCTTGATAATCTGCGTATGATTGGTCAATATTATATTTACGGATTTCGGCTTCAGATTTACCTTGCGCTTTCATTTGAGCAATGGTAACCTTTCTTCTATTCTCTGCTGATTTTTGGTTTAAATCTAATAAAGCCTGTTGTGATTCTAATGCGGCATTTGTTTTATCAATTGCTCTTTGTAATTCTTTTTCACCTGTTGCAGTTTTATATAACTCCGTAGCCATTTCAGATAAAGCACTTACTGCTAAACCGATAGCAACAACGATAGCACCAACACCAGTAGCGGTTAATGCTGCTGCGAATGCTCTAGCACCAACTGCAGCCTGTCCTTCTGCTATACCAACTGCTGTAAATGATTTGGCTAAAAATCCATTTATAACTGAATATACTTTGGTTACACCCGTAAGTTCACCAATACCTTTAGCAATATCAGTAATATCATTACCCAATTCAACGAATGAGGCTTGGATATTATTTAATTTAAGACCTGAAAATTGTTTTAATGTTGCAATTGTACCACCAACTTGTCCGCCGATAGCACCAATTGGACCAGGTAATTTACCTAATACATCAGCAAAGTTACCAGCACCTGCTCTAGCTCCTGCTAAAGAGTCCTGAATATCATCAATCTGTCTTTGTAAGTTGATGAACTCCTGCGAACCAGCGGCAGTTTCTTTTAGCTGCTTTTTTAATTCTCTAAGCTGCGCTAACGATGGTTCAATATTGGTTTGTATATCAACCTCTACATCAATTTTTTCTGCCATAGCTATGTTTTATTTTATCCCAAATACTTTTCCAAGTTACTACTTCTTTATTAGATTTTCTATGTCTTTTAATTTTAGTAAAAGCATCCTTCCAACTATTTGGTAGTTCGTTTTTTCCTTTGGCTATATCTATTGTTTCAGATACGCCATAATAATCGCTTAGGGACAGTAGTTCAATTACATTCTTTATCATATAGATTTAACAATTCGAATGTAATAAATAATTGATACTATGGTAATTTATTAAAACAAGTGGATGTAATCCGAATGATTTCCCCAATATGGGTGTTCAGTAAATAAATTATCTTTTTTGTAGATAGAATAGTGTGATGTAAAGTGTGAGCCGTGATTGATATGAATATTAGGATGTTCTGCATTCCACTCATTCATTTTTAATTGTGGTTCTAATAATCCACTATTAGTTACCAATGCATTTGGTAGAAGCGATTCAAAATGCTTTATAGCATCATCAAACAACATTGTTAATTGTGATGTAGGTTTATCGTTTTGTCCACGTGGCTGAAATCCATCTTTATTCATTCCTATATAATTCATATTAGCAAGAATACCCTCATCAAAATCAGGGTAATCAAAATATCCTTCAGCATAAACTAAATCATGCTCTAAAAAACTTACATATTTGTAATCACCACTTTGTCTTGCTGTATATAGTAATTGTAGTACTTGCAGTATTTGATTCAAATGTGATGATGTTTGTGTCCAAGCAATACACTCATAAAATGGATTGTGTGGTTCGTGTTTCCACATACACGTTAATATATCTGCTTTACCTTCTGCTGCTTTACGAATACTTTCTAACGATGCTCTAATAGCAGGATAGATTCTTTCGTTTATATTGTTTGAATAGAATATACCTAAACGATTTGTTTTAGGTTTAGGTATTGTAAGTAAAGAACCTTCTCTAACTTCTTCAGTTACTAATTCACCATCTATTTCTGCTTCAATTTTTAAATACTTAACAGTACCAACTTGCGGGTCTCCGCATATGTTATTATCGGCTCTAACTAATAAACGGCCGTTTACTACTTTATCACGTATTTGTTGTGTGCAATCTCTATCACCATATACTGCTGATTTTATCTCCATAGATGCCATACGCCTACTCTGTTTATATCTTCGTTACCTAACTGATAAAGTTGATGATTAGTAAATCCCCATTCAACCATCTTTTGTTCACATAAGATACGAGTAGGGTCATTATGATATTCAATTGCTATTTCATCTACAAATTCAATCATTTCTTTTGTAACATTTTGAAAGTGTATTTCAGCACCTTCAATATCACATTTGATAACCTGTGGTTTATAATGTTCTAATAAATCTTCTATTTGCTTATCAGCATTAACACATAATTGAAATGTATAATATATACCTTTGTTTCCATACAATTGATGATACTTCTCAATATCATGTGCAGCGCAATCAAATCCAATTAATTTACTTGCACCTTTAGAAACAAAATATTCAGATGATGATAACCATCCTTCATTCCATGTACTATCCCAAAATGAACAGCCCATGTCCATTACAATTTTGTTTTCACAATTTAGAAATCTCCAATGGATTTCAGGGTTTTCTGATGTTATTTTTTCTATTTGCATAATTCGTAGTATCCTCCTATATCAAATTTTACTTTTGTATTAATCGCTTCACCTTCTTGCACACTCCACTTACTAAATGGAACAATTCTAAAATCCACAGAAACCCTACTCCTGTTCGTTTGGTTGAGTTTATTTCCGTGAGTTAACCGAACACCTTCCCACATAATAAACTCTCCGTATTGAGCTTCTAATGGGGTATAATCACCCTTATCTTCTTCACTCTCTGCCCAAATAGTATTGGTATCAAAAGCATCAGTAAAAGGTAAAAAGAAATTAATCTCTGCTTGGTTATGATTATATTGTTTATCCTTATGCCATTCACCAACACCTACATTGTTTGGTGCTTGTATTCTGAATGTTGGTATTTTTTGATACACAATTGGTTCGCCGAATAGTGGCATTACCTGTTCTTTAACAAAATCATCGTATATTGGTTTCATATACTGAAAATTATCATAGTATTTTCTATGCACTTCAGTTTTTTGGTCATTTTCTCTTTTAAGTAAGTCAAATTGATATTGTTTATGCAACATATTTAACTCCTTTGTACCATAAATCAACCCTAATACTTCCAAAAATGGATAAGTTTGGGTATTATAATCTAATTTTATCATAACAATTTACTTTTTTGTGCTGTTTTTTGAATCCATTCCCAATATTTTTTACTTGCAGTTTCATTTTTTATATCTAATTCAACATTATATGGTAAAGAGTTCATATATTCAGCTTTATAAAAAAATCCATCTTTTGAAGATGTTACGCCTGCATTGTGCATTATATTCATTCTATTGAAATCTAATTCACCTGATGTACCCCAACTGAAATCAAATTCAGGTAAACAATTTGTTTTCCATTCTCTTCTCCATGCTCCCCATAATACTGCCCACATATCAGCGCACCATATTTGTAATTCGTGGTAAGTAGGATTATCTTTTTTGATTTCGTTGTTTAAATCAGTTACCTGTTTAAATAATTGTTCACAATCTCTTTCAACTCTATCCCAAAATTCATAATCAACATTTTTCATCAAATATTGCGCACCAATAGCGTTCATTTCGTTGTCTTTAATCAACGATTCTGGCAAATCGGTAATCTCACACATTTTATCAATTATCTGCTGACCTTTGCCAACTATGTAAGAATGCGCTATATACCAACGGGTGTCTGAACCATACCAATCATCATCTATGATAATTTGTTTGTTTATCCACTCATTTATTGGTTTAGAAAATATGATATCTGAATCGTGATAGAATATAGCATCATCTTTTAGATAAGGATGTGCTGCCCAATGTTGTTTAAGAATGTTAGGTCTGATTGATGAAATGTAATGTTTAGTTTCTCTCGTATCATCATAGAAAAAGAAACGTGCTGGATACCCGTTAGCCAATTTAGACCATTCTTCGGGTATCACTCCATTTTGCTTCCAACATACTATATCAATGAAATTTGGGTTAACACCCATCTCCATAAAGTTGTTTAACATTACTTCTACTTGCCACGCATAGTAGAGTGTTGCAGGCTGTGCGCAAATAAATCTTAATTGCTTATCCGCATAAATTTGTATGCCATTCATATATCATTCGTTTATTATTTAACAACAACAAACGATTTTGTTTATAAACAACCACCATCACATTGAACTTGCAAGTCCATATATAAGTTAGTTCCAACATCACCTGATACAACTGTATATCCAGGAGAAACATACGATGGTATTGAACCATTGTTTTGACAAGCTGCGTCTGTTATTTCACCTGTTACAACAATATTCGTATAAGTGCTTCCACCACCAGTACATTGGTCAGCATTACATCCAACACTAATCACATCACCAACATAGACAGTATAGGTTCCAGATGCCGTATTATTTCTTGTTTCAACAGATACAGAATTTATATATAAATCGTATATACCTTGCCCACCAGCAACTTCACTAAAACTCCAATATAAAGTAGCAGATGCACCAGTAGTTGTTGTAGTAGTCGGTGGTACAGTCGTAGTGGTAGTAGTTGGTGGTACAGTGGTTGTTGTAACACAATTACACGAAGTTCCACCATATGTTACGAATGAAATAGTTGCACCTACACCAAATAGTGAGCCGTTTTGTAAACAATCATTAATAACTTGTGGTCCTATACCAAATGTTAAGTAAATAGTATTTCCACAGCAATCTACATATCTTACATCACCTGCTGAATCAACTTCAAAACTTACTGATGTTACACAAGCAGATGTTGTAGTGGTTGTAGTTGGTGCTAGTGTTGTAGTTGTAGTAGTCGGCGCTGCGGTTGTAGTGGTAGTAGTCGGTGCTGCAGTTGTGGTTGTTGTAGTTACACCACATGCAGTATTACAATTTATAGAATTACCAACAGTTGTCATTATAATTGCAGGTGAACAAGGACTAAATAATTGTGTAAAGTTTTTATATACAAAACCAGTTATTGATTGTGGTTTATAATATCTGTTTGATGTTACAATTGAACTACCTGCAGGGAATGCAACACATACGGCACTTTGTACAAAAGTACAAGGGTCACAACTATATTCATCTGCCTCATAATAATCATATGGTGATGCAGTAGTTGTAGTAGTTGTAGGTACTTGTGTAGTTGTTGTTGTAGTTGGAGCTTGTGTAGTTGTTGTTGTACTTGTAGTAGTACTTGGACAAGTTCCACAAGTTAAACTCCATTGAGCGGTATCAGATGTTGGGTTTTCCGGGTCCGCTGGTCCATACTCAACCATTACATATCTTCCGCTTGTTGATGCGAAATCATATGTGAAGTTTCCGCTTGGTGAAACATTCAATGATACTCCCCACGGACCTGGCCACGTTGCGTATCCAACCCAACCTGATGTTGCTATTAAACCAGTTGAATCGTAAAGATTGAATCTATTAGGTCTATCAATTGCATCATAAGTAAATGTACCACACTCATTTGAAGTAGAACATACAACCTGTGTTGGGTACTGACCATATGCAGTATCAGATGTATTAAATGTTATCGTTCCATCACCACAAGAATAACAAGCTTCTGTTGTAGTAGTTGTAGTAGTTGCAGCTGTTGTAGTAGTTGTAGTAGGTGCAGCTGTTGTAGTAGTCGTAGTAGTAGTTGTACTTGTAGTGCTTGTTGTAGATGTTGTAGTTGTGGTAGTTGTTACACAATCACAATCACTATTTTTAGTTACACTAAACCAAGTATTATTTGGAACTATTATACTTCCACTAACTAAACAAGATGTTAAACTTTTTGGATTAAAATAACTTAATAATTCAGCTTGAGGTTCACCAGTTTCACAATTTAGATAATATACAAATGCAGTATTAACTCCGTTAATTTGTACAGTATCATTATCACAATTACATATATTGAACGAGCCTGTTCCGCATGGTACACCTAAATTTGGTATAGTGCTACAATTTCCTTGCGGTGCTACACTACAATTTATAGTTTCTATAATTTCTCTTGCGCAAATATATCTTATTACTCCTGATGAGAAAACATGTACTCTTTGAACACCATAGCAATCTATGTAAGTAAGAGTAGCTGGATTTGCATTTCTTACTACTGAATAATTTATACATGTCGGACATAATGTTGTAGTTGTACTTGTAGTTGCTATTATATCAACAACACTATTTCCATTACATTCAGCACCACCATTTACAACTTTTAAACAAGCAGCATTATCGGGAACAGTGACTACTACCGATGAGCCAACTGATGGCAAATAAACATTATTACCATCTATACAAATGGTATAGTTTACACAATCCGTAGAATAGTAGACATCAAATAAAGGACCAGCATCTGCTCCTTTACCTGTTAATGTTATTTGTTTATTTATGTTTGGCATAATATTATATTATATACTTCCCGAATATCTTGTTTTGTCTGCGTACCAGTTTTGTGATATTTCAGCATCACTTAATGCTCTATTATATGCTCTACAAATACCAACTTTTCCACTCCAGTTTCCAGCGGGTAAATCATTACCAGGCATCATTAAACTTGCAGTTGAATATAATGATGGAGAAGATGTTTCAAATTTAGTAAATCTACCAGCTTTAACACCATCAACATAGCTATATATATTTCCATCTGAATCATCCCACTTAACAACAAATTGATGCCAACTTCCTGTTGGTGTTAAAGCAGTTTGCAATCCATCTTGATAAGTTGTTCCGAATCCAGGATTATTAAAACCTGTAACTAAAGCTGATGAGCTATATGGTGCAGTTAATTGGTCTGTATATGTAGCTATTGCATATTCAACAGGAGAAATTGTACCATTTGAGCCAACTATAAAGTTATCAAAATCAGGTGAAGGGCTTCCATAAAAAGGTCTATTAAACCAAATTTCAAATGTAGTTGCTCTAGAACTACTTACTACATTACTAAATAATCTATTAGTTAAAATAGCAGAACCCGTGAAATCCATATACGATGAACTACTATTTGATACAAAGTTTGTACTACCAGAAATTATACTACCTGTAACTAATGAAATTAAATCAGTAATAGATGAGCCACTTCCAGGATATGATTGTGTTTTACCGAAATCGTAATATAATTGTAATGATTGCGTAACAGCAGTAGTATTAAAATTCCATATTACTTTTATTGAAGAATACAAATCAGTATTAACCAAATTACTTACACCAATTTGATTAGAAGTTTGGCTTCCAGATGCAATCGCAAATAATAAAGTTGAATCGCCATAATACGATGCAGTCCAACTAAAATTATATGTATTATCAAATTTCACATCAGTTGCAATAGTTTGAGTTCCAGTTACATATGTGGAGCCAGTAAATAAATTATTACCTGTACCTACTGGCGATTTATTAATCACATATAATGAAGATGGAGGAGATGTTAAATCACCCATACTACCTGTTATCACATTTAAACTACTACTTAATTCCAAAATATATGTTTTATTAGGTGGATTAATAGTAGTAGTTGTTGTAGTAGGTGCTACAGTTGTTGTACTAGTCGTTGTAGTTGCTGCGGTAGTCGTAGTAGTTGTACCAGCAGCAGTAGTTGTTGTTGTAGTAGGAGCAGCAGTAGTAGTTGTACTAGTAGTACTCGTAGTACTTGTAGTAGTTGTACTAGTGGTGCTCGTTGTTGTTGTAGTTGGCGCAGCTGTTGTTGTTGTGCTCGTAGTACTTGTTGTAGATGTTGTAGTAGTAGTAGGAGCAAGTGTTGTAGTAGTAGTTGGACCTGCAGTTGTAGTAGTAGTAGGGCCAGCTGTTGTAGTTGTTGTTGTTACAGTTTGTGAATCAAAATCAAACAAACAAGTTATTGTTTTATTAGCTGATGCAATTACATCTTCTAATATTGGACCTAATAATTGAATCTTACACTCACCATTAGATAAGTTGTAATCATTGATTGCACGAAGGTGATAGTAATTTCCTCTCCACTCAACAATATCATTAAGTTCCATTTTAAAATAATCAGCAAGAGGAATAATACCTTCGCAGTTTATTAAACGAGTTTTTGGATTATAAAGTAAAGATACATATGTTTCCCAATAATTTGTATAAAGAGAACCTGTTGGAGTTGTACCATATACTGCTGGTTCATTGAAGAAAAGAAGTGAACGAGAGCCCGATGTAGGGTCTTGTCCTTCATAGTTATCAAAATAAGGAAATGAAGTTACTTCTGTAGATACAACACTACCTGTATTACCGTTTGAATATCCTTGAATATAATATGTTTCACATGCTTTTAATCCATTATAGAAATAAATGTGCGGCAGGACTCTAGCAGGTGCGTAATTCACACTACTAATAAATGTCGGTATGTATATCTTATTCTTCGCCATTATTCACTTGCTATTGATTCAGCATTAAATACCAAGACTGTGCTTGAAATATCTGCAGTTGTTATTGTATAATAAAATGTTTTAGTATATGCTAAACCTGAATCCAAATTGGTTACTCCACTATCGGTTGTTTTAGTGAAAGAATAAGCCACTTGAGATGAATAAGGCCCTAAAGCAGTAAATATTAATGTATCACCGGCAGCAACAGGGTATTGTAAGGTTAAACAACTTGGTGGTGAACAATCAGTTACAAGTCCTTCACCCTGTATTGCACTTGCTTGCGCAGATACAACATATGTAGTAAAGTGTCTAATAGAAGCAACTGCATCAATTCTTCTTTGGTCAATTGCAGTAGCTTGAGCTTGTGCACCAAATTCTGCATTTCTAGAAGCAAAACTACCTGAAAGACCTGTTCCTTCAAGATATATTAATGGAGAAGAAGCAAATGTAGTTTTAACATTAAACTCTCCCTGTGAGAAGAAGTTTTCAGTATCTACATAATATGTTTTACCATATTCTCTATTGTTTGCTTTTTGGAATTGTTGTGAAATATAATCACCATCCAATGTATCTCCAAAATTTAGTTTATTAACCGCTAAGTTGTTAGCTGGAATTACTTCAATCTTTTTATCAAGGTTAATGTATCTGTTAAAATCTTTTACTTGTCCTTCTTTGTACCATTTATTAAATTCCTCTACGATAAACTCTCTAGGTTTAGTTTTATTTGGATATATTACTAAATTAAACTTCTTTTGTATGCCCGTTATAAAATCAACTTGCTTAATACCTGTTGTTCCATATGGCATATTTGATGGTATATCTAAAACAAGGTTATCTCCACCTTGATTTACCTTTTTAATTTCTAAATAAGTATTAGAGACAGTATTGCCAGGGTTTAAAATAACTTGGAAGTTAGAACCCCCATAGTTATCATAATCTAAATAAAATTTATATTGACCAGCTGGTAAAAGCGATGTATTAAACTCCGTTACCAATTGGAATTTTTCAGTTTTAGTTTGTGTTGCGTTATATGTTTGTATTGTTCGCATATAACTATTAAAGTTTACTAATGCAGTTGTAGATACCAATGCTGCAGTAGTAGCATCTTTAACATGTAAATACCAAACAGGAACACCATTACCTGCGCCTGTTGATTTAACTTCAAAGTTTAATGCTAATTCACCTCTTAATCTCGATGGAAATGCTAGAGTATATGTGCCAGCAGAATCTATATTATTTTGTGGATTATACTGAACATTATACCAAGGGAATTGTAAATCAACTGCAGCAGACATTGTGAAATCAGTTTGTCCACTACCACTAATTGGTGCTATTCTAAACAAGCCATATGTTTCTAAATCATATTGGTCATATACAGGGTATCTCAATTGGTTATTACATAACATATACACATTATCTAACCATTGTTGATTCCAAAAATCGCCTGTATATGTGTATCCATATGTTTCAAAGATTGCATCCCATACTTCTTTTATTCGGATAGCAGGTTTGAAATCTTGCACACAAAGAGCACCTTCATTTGAATCTATACCAAAGAAAGATTCTTCAGGTGTAAATTGTATCTTCTGTCCATATTCTGCTAAAGGATAAACAATACTTCCACTAAAAAGATTACCACCCCAACTTGCTGATATATTAGCATAAGATGATGTGTGATTGAATTGTGCAAGTGATGCAGTTAAATCAGTAAGATAAAATCTATTAATATCTCTTGCAAATGAAGATAAACCACCAAAGATAGTTACTTCATATGAATCAATAAATTTATTTGCTATTACATTTACTTTATTAAGTTGTAAATAGCCTTGAGATAAATAAATACCATCAAAGTCCAAATAGCATGGTACTTTAGAATTGGTAGCAAATAGAAAAGGATTCTGAATTGATATATCATACACATGCTCAAAGAATGCGTTATTCTTCTTTGTGCCAGGTACTGTAATCTGACGTGTGAAATCAGAAGGTAATACACCTAAATCAAATAGACCTGTTACATTATCTGATATTAGTATTTCTTCATCATCAAACAAGTCCAATTGAGTTCCATTGGCAACTAACTTAAACGCAAATCCTTGTGTACTTATTATCCCCATTAGATTATCAATTTATATGCTTGACCCCAATTGAAATCAAATGAATATTGTATTACTTTATCTACAACACCAGTTTTAAATGTAATTGAAGATGTGTTTATAGTAATAGGTCTTAACTTAACAGGGTTAGTGCTTTCATCGTATATCCAATATACTTCATCAGCTACTAACAATTGTTTGAATATTTCGTTGTATGCTTCATCAACCCAATCGGTTTGAACTGATATTGCTTGTTTGGAGTCGGCTATATAATTGAGAACCGAACTATCGTAATTATTGTAACTCAAAGTAGATGCTCCCCAAGTACCTAATTGTGGCTGGTAAGTTCTTCTTTCAGTATTGAATGATTGTCTATTAACCATATTAAAGTTAAACCAATCAAATTGTCCGTATCTATTTTTCCATTTAATACGGATATTAGGATACTTTTGATTACAAACTATATCGTAAGTCATTGGACTACCAATAGCCAATCCGCCTGCTGCATATGGTTGTACAGTAAAATATGTTAAACCTGATGTAGATAATGGGAATCCACTTTGTTGTGGTCCTATTGGGTATTGTTTAATCTGACCAGTTGTTGCAGAAGTTGCACTTAACGAAAAATCAGCCGTACCTAAATTTGATGTATATGTAATTTTAACTGGTATATCACCACCTCCAGTAGTGCCTACATAAACACCTGCAGTACCTTTGTTTTCAGCTAATACTGATTGTGATGCTGGTCCATCAGTCATTAATGGCCAAAATTCAGTTTTTGAGAATATAGCTTGTCCTATTGGTTCTTGAAACAAACCATAACCATCTAATGCTTTATATGTAGATGATTTAACATGCGAACCGGTTGTATATGTACTTCCTGAAAGATATTGCCAATAGAAATCACAAGCAAAGTATTCAACGCTTGATGTGTTTGCTTGTGCTAAATCAGTTAAGGTAGAATTGATGATTCTATTTAAATCAAAAATACCATTCAGTGCAAGATTAGGATACTTTGTTAAAGTATAATCTGCAACCGAACCCGAATCAGTAAGTGAACCAGTCCAATAATATAATTCTGCAACATACTGAAATCCTTCACTAGCAACTATCGCAGTATTACTTTCATTTAATGAAAATATTATTGGTGATTGCGCCAATGATACAGTAGCTGGTGTTTGTACAATAGATAAAGCCATTAGATTTAAATCTTTACTATTTAACCATCTAAAATCGTTTTGTAATTGATGATTATGTTTTAGCTCTAACTGCTTCTCTTATTTCTTCAGCAATTGCTTTACCAACTGCTTTTGTATATGATTTTATAGCGTTTTTGACAGCACTATCTTTATATGCTTTTTCAGCGTAATCAAAGTGTTGTGGATATCTTCTTTTAAGTTTTGCAGTCCTACCATTACCGCTTCCGTATGGTTTATTCCAATACTTACCATAAGTAGCTCCAGGAGGTGCAAAATAAAATGTAATAGTCGCATCACCATTTGTATCAAATTTAACCATTCTATCAGGCGTATTGTACTGACGTATGGTATTACGAAGATTGCCCGTATCTCGTGGTGCAAGTTTAGAACCTACATTACGAATTGTTTTAGCAACATTCTTTAATGGTTGTTTTATTTGGGATATGTTTTTAATAGCCATTAGCAAACAGGATTAGGATACGAGCCCGATGGTAATAAGTTAAATAAGCAACGAGGTCTATCGTTGTGTGTTACCAATGTGAATGTAGCTACATGTCCTGCTAATCCGTTATTAAATCTTTCTATAAATGGCTCACATACAATATCACCTTCAATATCAAATGCTGAAACTGAATATGCTGTGTAAGAAGTTAAATCATTTATAATTGCCAATGAGTTTGCAAGAATATCTACATAATCATTAACACCATAAAAATCTATGGTTTGCTTATTGTATGTGGTTTCCGTAACATTTGCCGGTCTACCACTTTCGTTATCTTTATTTTTAATTTTGTCAGCAATTACTAATTGTATCTCATGTCTAGTCGTGCTATCCGTAATTGTAGTAGATAGAATGTTTACATTTCCTAATGGATACATAGGAAACTCTCTATCATCTACTTCTTGAATATCACCCGTAGTTACTTTAGTAATCTGCGGATGGTTAGTCATTATTGTTTCAAAATAATCTAACGCATTATAGTAGAGTGTATAGTTTACTCCTTGGTTGTATCTTAAATAATTTGACATATTCTAAATTTAAAGTTGGACCCCAGAAAAGTACTGATTGGTTTGGTCTGGATAAATCTGTGTTTGATTTCCAACACTTTCCAAATATTGTGGAAGGTCTTGCGAATATGAAATACAGAAGTTTTGTAATCTCAACGCCCAATAGTCAGCATTCGTTTGTGCTTGTTGTTTAAGGTAATCTATCTCCGCTTTAGTTGGAGCGACGCCTTGCTCACTCTGTTGCTTCACAGCACCATTTGATTTGAACTGAATAGAACTGAATGGAATATATTCTACGCAAGTGTACCATACAAGTGATGGTTTTACATAATCTTCCATTAATTCGTAATATCTGCCAGTAAATGGATTACCTGCTTCAATTTCTGCTGCAAGATAATCGTAAAGAACTGTACCTAAAAGGTTTTTCAAATACTTTATTTGTGCAGTATAAATAAACGGAAGTAATGCATCTGCATCCAATGAACCCTGTAAAGGTGTTGTCTTTATAATATCGTTACGAGATATAAATAGCGCTATTGCCATGTCTTAATAATTTTAATTTTCAGTTGTATATTCTCTTGAGAAGAAAGCTGGTTTAACAAACTTTTCAATTGGTTGGTCGGGCTTTATCTCTTGCACATCGGTTGTTGTTTCATCTTTAGTAGTTGCAGGATTCTCCATAGCATCATTTGTATCTTCTTCAACTTCTGCTACAGTCTGACCTGTTTGTTCTGCTTGCTCTGAAAGGATAGCCAATGGAGTTAATTGCTCAAAGTATAATTCTATTTCACTACCATATCCACCTTCTCTTAAAATATAATCTAATGAATTAAGAATTAGATTTTGGAAAGGTGCAATTGTCATTGTTTGTAAGATACTAAATGCAGTTTTCATTTCTTCTGATTGAGAAGAGAATCCGTTTGATTGAGTTCTGATACCAAATAATAATGGTGATGTAATTCTATGTGCTACGAGTATTCTATCTTGTGCGTATTCTGCTACATATCTAAACTTCTCATGCAGATTATCAATATTTACTACATCAATTGTTGGTTTAGTAGCAGGGTCATCGTTAAATGATAACATAAACTTACCGGCGTTATTTGTACCTGTAAATTTAGCGTATAGTAAATCTTCTATTGTTTGTCTTTCTTCAGGAGCAGGTACACCATTGTTCATATTCAACATTACCATTGGTAAGAAACCATTCTCTATGTTGTTTATGTGTAAGTTAGATAATTCTGCTTCTACTAATGAGAACTGCATCGCAGATACCCAATCAGGCAAACTATAATAATATAAGTTAGGCGAATAATTCTTTAACCAAAACAATTCCATCTTTTCTGATGATGTTCCGAAAGCAGGAATCTTTTTCTTATCTCTAATCTTTCTTTGGTCACTCCAATCTACACAATAGTAATAGTTTTGGATACGAGGTGTATCATATATCTTTTCAGCACGAAGTGTTTGAACTGGCACATGATAAATCTTAATTATTTTTGTATGTTCATCATTCCAATAAATTTGAAATGCTGCATTACCAAATAGTTTTAAATCAAATGCTGCTCTCTTAACATCTTCCTGTGGTAATAAGCGATTTAGAGTATCATTAAACGCTTCATCTTTGGAATATAAACCTTTACCATAGATTAAATCAGCAATACCTTCTATACATGCCGCATTCGTTGTAGATGTATTGTAGCAAAGGTTAACTGCTTGAAAGAAATCATCTTGTCCATAGACACCGAATGGCACCCATGTGTAACGGCTTTTAATATCCTCTGTGATTATCGGCAGTGTGTTTTGTCCGTTGCCTACATTTACTACTGAAAAATTTGTTTGTCCTTTCATATATTATGGTATTGTCGTTGTTGTTGTAGTCGGTGCTAATGTGGTTGTAGTAGTTGGTGAAGCAGTTGTAGTTGTAGTAGCTGGTGCTGCTTGGTCCCAATACTTAAATGTATTATTAGTATCCGCACTTATAAATGTTTCCTCATATGGTATTTGGTTTACATAATCAGGTTTTTCTACTGATTGTGATGCAAATACTTGCAAAGAACCATGCCATACCGGGTCTAAATAAGTAAATGGTGTTGTTGATGATGTAATAGCAGGTGTTAAGAACATTCTATACTCATCACCTATATTTACAGTCAATGCAATATCCAAATCAAAAGATATATCAACCATGCTTTCGCATTGGTTATAAGACCATTGACCAGGACTATTTAAAAAAGAATAGTTCTCTTGCGTAAGCATGTTTTGAACATCAACTCTTAAATAGTTACTGCCAGACGGTATTTGAGCCGTTCTTATCGTGTAATTATTGTATCCTCCGAGAAAATATGTTAGCATTATCTTTATGTTATCTGGTATTTAACAATCAATTATGTGGAAATAGTAAGCAAATAAAAAACCCCACTCAATTAAGAGTAGGGTTTAATATTTTTATAATGCTATACTGATTAGCTATTAGTTCCGTACACAACGGTTGGGTTTGAACCACCCAATCCTGCGAATGGATTTGTTTGAGTTGAACCGCTGATGAATGCTGCTGGTAATTTCTCCTGACCAGTGAATGTTACAGAATAACCATAAAGGTCTCCCATAGCTGCACCTGTCTGAATTGTTCCTGCGGTTACATCTGCACCTTCTTGCTCACCAACTAACAAAGCATCTCCGTTCATAGTGTGAACTACGATTTGAGGTCTACCGTATGCCATCAATTTCAATTGAGTGGTCATTTCGTTAGTCAACTTCTTTAAGTTCAATACTAACTCCTGATTGAAGAATGTAGTTCCATTCTCTCTAGAAGTATTCACGGTTTCAGTATATGCACTAGTACCTTTTAATTGGTAATAATAAACTGTACTTCCCGATGGGAACGCAGTTACTTCACCACTTCCGTTTTTAGTGAAAGACCCGGTAGTATAGTTTAAGAAGTACACGCCGGCTAAGCCACCGATACTATCTTTACATACTTCGTTTCTTCCAGCTGATAAGTTACAAGCCATATTCTGTTAATTTAAAATGTTAGTTAATGATTAATAAGCGCCGTAGTAAACGATATCTTGTCCGATACCGAATTGTACACCAGCTGTGTATCTCATTATGATACGATAGTTTTGAGAACCATCCAAATTAGCCATGTCTAATACTCTAACTTCGTTATGGTCAGATAATAAACCTGTACCGAAGAATAAGTTAGATTTTTGAGCTGCTACGATTTTAGATGCACTCATACCTGGACACAATACGATTTCGATACCATTGAAGTTGAATGGTTTTTCACCAACGTTCATTTGGTTGTTCCAACCATTTGCTCCGATAGCACCACCTGCTAATGCTTGCTGATATGCTTTTGCTACGTTAGTAGATACATACAACAATACATCTTCCTTACCATATACGGTATCAGGGATTGTGTTTACAACAGAGTTTAATTTGTCCAATACGTTTGCTGAAGTTACGCTACCAGAGATAACGATACTTCCAGATTTTGCTGCTAATACTGCAGTTGCACCACCTGCTGCGATAGATGCAGAGAATGCTGATTCAAATCCAAGGAATTGACCATTGATGTTAGTACCTTGCCAAATAGATTGTTCAGTTGCTTCTGCTACTTTACCACCTACATAAGAGATTAAGAAATCGTTGAAGTTAGCAGGAATAGAATCAAATGCAGAGTATCCTAATTGCAATGCTTCCCAGCTATCTACGAACTCTTGCTTACATAATTGTAAGTTAACTTGAAGTTCTTTTGGTTCAAGGATTCTTTCAGATAATACTACACTACCTGATGTTACGAAGTCGCAAGATGCGTCTTGTACGATACCATCAACTGCTACCTTTTGTAAAACTTCTTTGAACTTTACATTAGGGTGGATGGTAATCAATTTGTTGTCAAGCGTTCTAGCTGACAAAAGCGCTGCAGCAATATACTGACCTGCGAATTCCCCCGCATAGGTTGTAGTAATTGTAGGCTGAGCGAAATTTTGTAATTTTTTCATTGTTACCTTTTTTAAAAGATTTTTTTAATAATTTTATTTATAAAGTTTAGATAAGAAT